TGCGAGAGTCTGACCGCCCGGCAGGTCATCAGGAACGGTCCCTGCTGCCCATTGTGACCAGAAGCGACCGACTGTCTCGAGGATGACTTCGCGGTCCAGTGGCGGATCACAATACGTGTCACTCCACCAGACGGCTTGAAGCTGCGCGACGTCGATGGTGTAGCGCTTTGCGCGAAGAAAACCCAAGAGTGTCACGAGTGCGTTATTACGGCCACCGAAGGCGCCACCCGATGCGGGGTGAGGTTGCCACAGTTTGTCCCAGTGATGCTCGCCATGAGCGATGATGCGGGCATGCGTGGCCATGTCTCCGGCCACCATGGCGCGGAGATCGTCCAATGAAAGTTCTTCCATTTTAGTCCTAGTCCAAGAATGTCTGCGTGTCCAGCGCAGTGGTAACCAATATACGACACTCCTCGGCATGTGCGACCATGCCCATACCTCGCATCTGCTCAATGCCGATGATGGTGGTGTTGAAACAGTACAGCAAATAATCGCCGTGTTTGTACTTGCCGAGATTCCAATTGCCCCGCTCACGCTTTGGAAGGTCGCCCGCTTTGGCGGCGATCAAAAGCCTAGACCATTCATCGCCCCATGGATGCGTGGATGTCGTCTCCTCGACGATTCTGGAGGCTTCTGGAGGATACTTTGCGAGTTCCACCAATCGAGGTAGTTCGCGATTCTTCCAATTTAGAGTTCCAGGAACTCGTAAGATTCTTGACGGGTTCTTGCACTTGACGTCAGCGGCACTCGAGAGTGTGAGCATCCATCTCTCGAGCAGCTGTATAAACTCTCGCTGTTCTGTTGGCTTAGTCCCAATGCCGACCACTTTAAGTCGCCTGTAACAGTGCAGCCCTTTTCCTGATCTGACAGCGACTGTGACTTTATCAAGCGTTGCAGTCTGATCCAGACCAGTAAGGTCATCGATGTCGCACCAAAGTACACCAGCAGTATGGACATCATTGTCCCTTCCTCCTTTACGCCAGCGCGGCAAAACGCCGACGTATACATCCTCTCCAGCGTCACTCCACTGGATACACGCTTCGCCGATGCCGGTCCAGTCTTCTTCCGTCCTTGGAAGTTCCCAGAAGCGCATCTGCACTTTTCCCTGATTCATCGTTCGGATCTCGATGAAGCCGTCAGAGTACGGCTCAAACAGCCATGACAAAAATGTCACAGCCTGCGATACACGATTCATACTTACCCCTTATAATTCCTGCATGTCCAAGCAGGTTCCGACACATTACCGCACTCGCGGCGTCCAGCCGCTCGAGATAATCGACGCCTATGGTCTCGACTTCAAAAGAGGGAATGCCCTCAAATACCTCCTCCGCGCAGGTTCTAAGCCTGGCGAAGATAAGACCGACGATCTGCTTAAGGCTGTCTGGTATCTGATCTGTGAGATGCACAGCATCGAGCTCGCCGATGAAATCAATCAACAGCTTCTAGTTGATGCGACTCCCGATGCCTAGATATCGACACGTCGCCTCGACTGCTTCGTCCCAGGAATATGCCACAAACCACAGGTAAGCATCACCAACAGACTCGCGGAATGCGATCTGTTCTGATGTCAGTTTGTTCTTGCCAGCCTTCATTTCAATCCACATCCCGCAGTGTTGCCCCATCTGAACCGGGATGAAGATATCCCAGACGCCGGCCTTGAGTCCTTCGGACTTCATTCGACCAGCTGTGGCCTTGCTTCGATAGCCGCCATTCGGCACAGCGAAGATTGTGCCCAGGCGCTGATCACTTCCGGCCATCACTCGGCACCAGTTGAAAAACGCGATCTGTTGTTCTGATTCGTTCAAAGTTCCATCCTCTCAAATATCTGCGCCAGAACATCAGCCCCAGCAGCCACACGAAGTTTGTCGATTGCGCGCACCTGGATCTGTCTGATGCGCTCGCGACTGTAACCGATTAGGATTCCGACGTCCTCGAGTGAGCGACCGTCAGAGAGACCATCGAAGCCGAAGCGAAGGCGAAGACATGCAATCTCGCGATCGGTTAGGACATCCATCATTGTCCGCAGCTGCGCGTAGAGAATCTCTTTGTCCAGATGTTCACCGACCGGAGGTTCACCCGACGGGAGAAAGTCGTATCGACTTTGACCGTAGGCGTTCGGTTCATCGATGCTCGACACCAGCTTGACATCGTGCTGGAGGATCTCTGTCAGCGACTTGACATCAAGTGAATCAATTTGCTTGTGGAGATATCGCGGGTAAGTGTGCACAACTTCACGGACGTACGCGAGCAGTTCCGCCGGTGTCGGAGTCTCACCGTGCTTGACGATGTACTCTTGGCGCGAGACTCTGATGTGCGACAGTTTAGCGATGGCGTGTGACGGTAGACGGATGTCTCGACCACGACTCTCGATGCCGCGCCCGATAGCCTGACGGACCCAGTTGGTCGCATAGGTCGAGAAGCGATGACCGAGTGACGGGTCATAGCGCTGTACCGCGTGGTGTAGTCCAAGCATGCCATCGGTGAGCATGTCCTCGTGTTCGCATCCACGGCCACGAAACTTCTTGGCGATTGCGCTGACCATTCGGACGTTGTGATTGACAAACTCAGCGGTCGCTTTGTCTTTGTCACGCTGGACACCACTCTGGACCATGCGCCCGAGAAAGAACTCCTCCTCGGGCGTCAGGAGTCCAGTGGTGCTCGTGCGTCTACTGCCCCGATACTGTGACCATGTATTGATGGCATCAGTCACGAGCTTGCATCGCCTGGTGTGCACGGTGATCTGGTGAGTCCGGAGTGTTCCAGTCAGATGCGACCAGACACGCGAACCACACAGCACCAACGACGAGGACGAATGTCCCGACCATCTGGATGCGGCGCTGTGTCCGGAGGCGTCGCTCGCGCTTGAGCTCACGCTGTGAGCATATGTCACAGATGCGATGTCCACGACCATAAGGCACGACGTTTTGTCGGTTGCATACGATGCACGAAAGTTTGATAGCCATTGGTTTGTCCTAGTCCTGTCTTTTCTGAGAGAGTCTAATCCTGCGCTTGCACAGGATGTACCGATGTACGTCGTACTCGCTTCGACCAACCACTTCAGCGATGCGCTTGATGGTTGAGATGCGTACCGCGTGAGCTCCTGAGAGCATCCGGCACACTGCACTCTTATTGATGCCGAGTCGCTCAGCGATCTCGACCTGTGTGAATCCATACATGCCATTGTTATACACACAGTTGACACAATATGTCAACCTATGCTAGGATGTTGATGTGGCGGACACCACACGAAGGAACAGGACAATGAAAAGTTCAGCTATCGCGACGGTCAAGTGGTTCATCGAGCAGGGTTTGACGATTCAGCTTAGCAGCCCTTCCGGACTGCATGACATCGATCTCGATGAGGCCATCGACGCCATCGAAGAATGCGACGACGACGACATTCGTGTCGATGATGACGTGGTCATCTTTGGCATGGGCGATGTTTGCATCAAAGCCAGAAACTAAGGGGGACAGGATGGACGAAAGAATCGAAATGAAGTGGAAGTGCGGACACACTGAAACTCACACGTTTGGATATACGACCAACGACATGAAGGCGAAAATGCGCCTCATGGCGTCGACGCTCGGAGTCTGCATGATGTGCAGCACACAAAAAGCAGCTGACGATCACTGGGCACAAATGCAGATCCTGCTTCGACCACGCACCATCGTGATGACTGGATCACAGCGACAGGTCGAATGGGCGCGTCAGATTCGCGCATCGATGTATGACAGTCTCGCTATCATCCATGATCATCTGCGCTTGGCGCATCTCGACCAGCGTCAGGAATGGGGAGCGATTGTGATCGCACTGCGACCCGTGCTCGAGGAGCTGCGCCGCTGGCGCCTGTACACGTACGCTGGCGACATCATCGAGCATCGCAACATCACATGGTCTGTGATGTTTGGAGACGCACTGAACAGGGCAGGATTAAGAATCAAGGGGTTAACGAAATGACAATGTCGGAAACAATCGGTGCAATCGCACCCGCGCTGGTCAAGGCCCAGGCTGAAATCAGGCCAATCGTGAAGGACAGCACGAATCCTGCGTTCAGGTCGAAGTACACTTCGCTCGATGCCATCATGGAGGTCGTGCGACCAGTGCTAGCAAAGAATGGTTTGATTGTTGTGCAGTCGGTGCTGGACACCATTGACGGTGAGCACAGCACCAGCATCATGGTCGAGAGCCGTGTCATTCACAGCTCAGGTGAGTGGATCGCTGGTGTCGTGCAGGTTCCAGTGATGCAACAGACATCGCATGGATTCGGGTCAGCACTCTCGTATGGTCGACGCTACAGCCTCAGTGCGCTTCTGTCGCTCGCATCCGATGAGGATGACGATGGGAATGGAGCTGCACAACAGGCACAGGCACGGCCACAGATCAAGCCAGGACCGCCACAGCAGACCACGCTGCGCAAGCTCGCACCACAGGCCAAACCGATACCTGGTTACCACAACGGTTCACACTTTGTGATCGGAGAAGAGGACCCTAACGCATGACGAAACTAGTATGGATAACACCCGATGCCGAGAAGGTCATCGGGTATTGCGCCAGGGTCTCGAATCCAGCAAACCAGGACAATCCTGACGTCACGAGGTTATTGAGATACTGCGTCGGTCACGGACACTGGTCAATCTTCGAGATGGCGTCGATGTGCATCGAGGTCAAAACCACAAGAGCAATAGCCGCGCAGCTGCTTCGACATCGGTCGTTCAGTTTCCAGGAGTTTAGTCAGCGGTACGCGACAGTGGTCGAGGACATCGAGGTCCCAGAGATGCGCCTCGCTGGCGCTCACAATCGTCAATCTAGCCTGCCATTACCTAAGATTGAGGAACTGACCAAAGAGCAGCAGGACGCGCTGTATTTGGTCGGGTCATCAATCGAGTTTGCGACCGACGTCTATCGCGATCTCATCGCGCATGGCATGGCTGCGGAAACTGCTCGAATGGTCCTGCCGCTGTGCACTCCGACCACGATGTACATGAGCGGAAGCATCCGCTCCTGGATACATTATGTGCAGCTGCGAACACGACCGGACACGCAGCTCGAGCATCGCGACATTGCCCAGGGAGTGCAGAACATTATGTTGGAACACTTGCCAATCACGATGGCAGCGCTCGCATGAAGCTCTCTGACATGATGCCGCATGCAGACCTTCCA